ATGATTTTGAACCATTCCTTGAATTCCGATATAGGGGCCGAACCCCCGGTTTTTCGCAATCCGAATAGGCACCTGGATACCTGTTCCGGCTCTTCGGCCAAATAAACCACTTTTCGCCGTAATTCGGGGTTGAGCGGGGATTGATATAGGTGCGCTACGGCAGCGGCCAACGGAACCAGCAGGGAGGTTTTGCCCACGCCAGCGGCACCCGCTATGGTGGTGATTTTATTCCGAATGAATCCATCTATAACATATTCAACCGGGGCCAATAACTCCATGTCATAATCGTAAAATATAGACGGTACTGTGCCATCCGATACATCCAGTTCATCGAGATTATCTAAGTCATTTACCGAACTGGATTTAGGTTTAGCGTTTAAGCAATGCTCTACCCATAGATATTCAAGCGCCCGTTTTTCATTAGCCCGATGGGACAACGCCACATCCATGACAAACTCGTTATTGGCTAATACCGAAAACGTTTCTTGCTCGGATAACCCCGCGTTAAACAGGGCTATACCGGATTGATACAGGGTTTTGCTGCGATCGATACGACCATGTTTATCGGGTGTAAACGCGCCAGCAATCAAAAAGTCAGCTACATTTGAGGGGAGGGGAAGGTCTTCTAAAATCGGGAGTAGTAACTCATCCAGGATGGGTGGTGGTGGTGGAGTTTTTACGGGCTTATCGGCGGCGCGATTTTTTCCATATTCCAAAAATATTCCGTCTAGCGCCGTTTTTTTGATAGCCCTAATGGGGTAGGATATCCCTTTTAGTTTTTGCCCTGTCACGGTCACGAAACGTGCCGAATTTCCGGCGTAAACCTCTATACCGGATTCGTTATCGATAATATCGGCATCAATATGCCCCTGGACGAAAATCCTAATTCCGTTTCCGCTGGGGCTCCGCTCGGTATAGCTGCGAACGGAATGTACTATTTCCAATGCTTTAGGCGATATGTCGCCCTCGGAATCAATGCAATTGTCCAGATCCACCGCTAAAATTTCCGACTGCCCGGTCAGGCAAAACCCCACCCCATCTGAACGTCCGTTAGATAATTGGCGGAGCGCGATTTCAAAAGGCCCCCAGTGATTCGGGTTTTTTGTGGAAGCCCCATTTAACGGGATTTTATCCATTTTGCCGGGTTTCTCCTTACGGGGTTTCCCGACCCAACCTTTCCATCTATTGACTTTTTTTAACGTTAGTGGTATATTATCCACCAGTACAGGTAATAATTTTTTGCCGTTCATTGTAGAGACTCCGCTAAAGGTTCGTTATCTGTGCTATTTGCGATTTTATATTTCATGGTTGTACCTCCTGGCCCCCGATAGCTGATTTAGCTACCGGGGGTTTTTTTTGGCGTTTAGAACCCCCGGTTTACAAATTAAACCAAGTCTATCTCATTGGTGGTTATGCTTTCCCGTTGCAAAGCTTCTTGCAACCGTTTGAAAACAAAAGGCCTAGCGGATATTAAAAAGTCTAACCGTTTTTTGGGAATTCCGGTTTTTCTCCACGAACTTACATGGGGTGGGGCAACGCCGCATAACTTCGCCACCGCGCAAGTACCTCCCAGCGCGTCAATAATGCGGGACGCAAAATAAATAGAATCCGCGCGTATCTGCTGCAATTGTTGAAGTTGCTGAAGGTGATGCGTAATTGGCCCGTTTTCCAGGCAGTTATTATCTGTGTTGCTCATGGCGTTTCTCCTCTTTAAAAATTATTGCGTAATTGGTTTATGAATGGTATAATAGTATAAATTACCGATATTGTCAAGCCATTAAAGAATGTACATAAGAAATTTAAATTTTTTATTTAAATATAAACTTGACATAATTTAAAAATCGTGAAACAATCTGTCCCGCATTCAAATAAAAATTTATGGGAGATTGACATGAAGCTTTAAGAGACTGACATTAAACTTTAAGAGATTGTACTATCGCACCGTCATACACTTATATTTCAGTGTGTGACGGTGAAATGGGCGGGTTATCACGATATTGGCAGGAGGATAAAATGAAATTTTCAGAAGCAGTGTGCTTCATAATCATAAGCATGCTATACATATTCATGGCATTATTGCTTGTGGCGCTAGAAATTGGCGCAGTCATTTTCGCTATATACCTCCTTGCGGAGCACCCAATAATCTTAACCGCTGTACTTGCTGCGGTACTAGGCTATTGGGTCGGCGTACACCAAGAATAATAAATTTAAGAATACTAATCAGGAGACTATCATGAAAACATTAGATCAAATTCTCGCCATAGTTGACTTCCTTGGCGACAACATGACCGATGAGCAATCAATTCAGCTAATGGACGAAGCAAGGCAATTGTCCATAGCAGAGCAAGAGGTTTTGCTATCACGAACTAACGGACCGTTTTACACTGAAATATCAATGTACGATGGTGAAATGGGCGGCCTGTCCCGGTATTAGCAGGGGGTTAACATGAAAACTTGCTCAAAATGCGTATGGTATGAAGACGATACAGGTTTTGACCCCGATTTTGGTGTCTACGATGACTATGAAGACGATAAAGTAGGCTTGTGCCATGCGCCTTTGCCAATCACAATAGAAGACTACGATACGGCCTTCGAAACTAAACCCGATCGGAAAGCCTCAAAATGCCCGCTTTATGAAAAGCGCAAATAAAATATTAATTAGGAGATTAACATGAAAATAAAACCCGAAACAACTGGACAAATTGTTAACGATATTATGTTTGTATTGGTGTCGCTAATGGGGATGGCGGTGGGATTTGTAACGGTTATTTTAATATTGTTCCTGCTAACGAGGTACCCGCAATACTTAGTTATCGCGCTCCCCGCAATGCTGGGGGCAATAGCGTATGCCGTGTGGAGAAGGTACAGTGAATAACAGCAACGACAAAATATTAAGGGCCATGTTCCCTTCGATACCACCGATCAACCTTTACAATTACAAAATAATATTTGCGCTTATATATTGCGCGAAGACGTTCCCGAAGCAGGAGAGGCCATCATGAACAACTTAAGCGATTCAAAATCGGATCAGGAAATTGAGGAAATATTAAACAAAATGGATTTAATTCATAGGAGACTTATCAATCACCGGATTGAGGTGTACGATATGCTGGAGTCATTGGTGTATATAGCGTATGCTATTGCCGGATGCCTAACGGTATCCACATTGGCCGTACTGGTCATTCTTTTAAAAACCCTTGGAGTAATATAAAAATGAGCTTAGAAAACGCAATCACAGAACTTCGCGCCACTATTGAAACACTGAATGAAAAATTAAGTGCCGTAAATTTGAATACGGTAGCCAAAGATGATCCCGTAACAGAAAAGGCGGCTGCGGTAGAAACCGAAGTGGAAGAGAAGCCTAAAGCCAAACGAACCAGAAGAGCCAAAACCGGAAGGGAAAGGGTAAAAGAGGAAATAGTGGAGCCTTTAAAAAAAGTTGAGTATTCCGATGTAGCGGACGTGGTTGTTAAAACGCTGGCAGCTAAAGGACGGGATCATGTTGCGAAACTGCTTAACTCCCTTGGGCTGCGGACAGCGAAGGAAGCCCCCGAAAGCATGTATCAGGAAATCATCGATCTTTTCACCAAGGACGCGGAAAAAGCGAAAGAGGAGAACCTGGAGGACCTGGAGGATGAGTATGTCTAAACACGCTAGGCTTTCGCCATCATCTGCGTATAGATGGGTGGAATGCCGAAATAGCATTATTTTGGAGGCGGGATGTCCGGACGATGAGTCAAGCCCGTTCGCTGCTTATGGGACCGCTGCCCATAAGCTAGCGGAATTATGCGGCACCGAGGATGAAGATCCAGAGGGGCATCTGGGAGAAATATTTAGCATAGAGGGGTATGGGGATGTTACGGTAGATGAAGAAATGGTGGACGGGGTATCGAGGTATTTGGAGTACCTTAAACCTTTTAGAGTGTGGCCTTGCGAGTTCGAAAAGCGGCTATCGATAGTTGAGATAACCGGGGAGTCTGGGGCGGAGGGGACTGCGGATTTTTTAGCCCTCGTTGATAAAACCCTAATCACTTGCGATTTGAAATTCGGACTCGGTGTTAGGGTAGAGGCCGAAAATAATTATCAGTTAGCTATTTATTCGAGGGCTGCGTTAGTCGAGTATGAAAAGTTCTATAACATAGAGCGAATACGAATGATTATTTTTCAGCCCCGGATTAATAACATAAGTGTTTGGGAGATATCGGTACGGGAACTAAAAAGTTTCGTTATCGAAAAAATTCGCCCGGCGGTTTACAAAGCATGGAGCCTCATCCCTACTAAAAAACCAGATCCGGACGGATATAACCCTGGTGATTCTCAATGCCGCTTTTGCAAAGCCGCCAGTGATTGCCCAGCGGTTAAGGAACTGGCCTTATCCGCACTGGATTCCGATACGGACGCGATGATGGTGGAGGACTTGTCCTGGTACCTGGATAAGCTGGGGGTCATAAGGACTTGGTGCGATAGTATCGAAGCGAGGGCAAAATCCTGGCTACTAAAGGGCTTCGAAGTACCGGGATATAAACTGGTGGAGGGTAAAAAAGGAAATCGTGCCTGGGAAAATATCGAGAACGTGATTGAGGTACTTAGGCTTATGGGCGCCACCGATGAGATAATTTTTGAACGGCCCTTAAAGTCTCCGGCTCAAATGGAAAAACTAAAAGAGTTCTCAAGGGAAGAAAAAAAGTTCTTAAACACCTTAACTATTCGTAGTCCGGGAAAGCCGGACATAGCGAAAATAGACTCTAAGCTGCCGGGGTACGAAGGGAACCCCCTGGATAACTTCGATAGCTTAGATTAGATCAACGATTAAATTGGAGAAAAGCCATGGCAAAAGTCATTTTAAAATCAGTAAGACTCTCATACCCGTGTTTGTGGGTGCCGAAAGAGTATAAGGTAGGGGACGGTCGCCCCCGGTGGTCGGCCACATTCCTAATAGAGCCGGGAAGTAAAAACGATATGCTTGTAAACAGGGCAATTGAAGTAGCGGCGTTTGAAACGTGGACTGAAAAAGCGAAAAAGATGTTGGCCTCTTGTGCTGGGCAAAAAGCTAAGCATTGTTATATTGATGGTGATATCTCGCCTGATCCTGAATATGAAGGGCTGATGGCGTTAGCCGCGCATAGAGCCACCAAGACTAAGGCGGGCAAAAACTCTCCACCGTTGGTGGTGGATAGGATGAAGAACCCTCTGACAGAAGATGATGGGCTTCCTTATGCCGGATGCTATGTAAATGCCGTGGTTGATATTTATTGCCAAACCGGGGAAAACTATGGGGTTCGCGCTACATTTTCCGCCATTCAATTCGACCACCACGGGGAAGCATTTGGCACGGCTCCCCCAAGCGCCGACGATTTTGAAGACCTTGGGGCTGATGATGATGAAGAGGAGGATTTTGTATGACACGTCCAGACAGCCGGGACCCTACTCCCGAATTATACCCCCTGATAAAAACCATAATGATTAAGGTTTTTGCTGGATCGACGGCGAGAGAAATAACCAGGCTAAACATAGCACTGTTAAATAAAGCAAAGGAATTAATGAAATCGGAGGACGATTTAAAACGAGCGGAGCATTCAATATCGAATTTGAAAAAACAATTGAAATTTTGAAACCCCAGTAGCCCCGCCGTAGAATTAGCGGGGCAAAGGAGCACGAACATGAAACCGTGGGAAATAATGAAGGCCTATGATGATGGAGCCACCATATTAGCGAGAGGTGTATATACACCAGCCTCAATTAATAACGCCGGATGGAAAATTTGTAACAAACCTACATGGAATTGGTCCGAGTACGAGTATAAAGTTAAACCTGAGGCGCTGAACGTAAACGGCATGCCTCCGGGGTACCCGTTAAAAACAGATACAAGGGATAACCTAATTTTTCTATTCGAAGATAAAAACGGGGTGCGCGTTTTTGATGCGGATAGCCGTGAATATCTGTACGTCGATTCTAAAGAATTGGATTATTCCTCCGGTGCAATGAGGCCATAACGCTAGGAGTATAACCATGTCTACTACAATCATAGCCAGCATAAAAATGCTGCAATCTATCCAAAAGGATCGAATACGTTGCGGCAACATAATAATAGCACAATTTAAGAAAAAAAAGGGCATCCCTCAAGATGTTCCCATAAGATCGGATGTAGATGCCTTTGATTTACTAGAGCAATTGAGATTTGAGTATAACCGACTAACAGATGGAGTGGTGGATGCGTTCAAAGGTACCGTGGTTGATTCCGATTTAATAACTCACATTAGTGAATTAGCCTTAATTAATTCTTATGAAACCCAATTGAAATTAGAAAAAATACATTTCCGGGCCATAAAAAATGAATTGAAAAGTATACCATTATGGGTCGAGTTTCTCGCGGATATAAAAGGATGCGGACCACTGCTGGCGGGGAGCATCCTAGCAGAAATCGATATCCACAAATGCAACACACCCAGCAGTTTGTGGGCATATTGTGGGCTCGATACCGTTGTTGTCACCGATGCAAAAACAGGCGTTGAAAAACGCGAAGGCCGGGGGAGAAAAAGAACTCACCTAGTACCGAGAACCTATGTTAACTTCGATGGCGAGATAACCGATACCGTAGGCCTATCGTACAACCCCACCATAAAATCACGACTGCTTGGGGTGCTGGGGCCCTCGTTTTTAAAAACCAAAAGCCCCTACGCGGATATTTATTATGAATATAAAAACAGACTGCAAAACTCTCCAGCGCATTCAAAAAAATCTAAACTCCACATTCATAACATGGCGATCCGTTACATGGTGAAAGAGTTTTTGGTGGACCTATGGCTCAAATGGAGGGAACTGGAAAAATTACCAACCAGATCCCGTTATTCTGAGGAAAAGCTAGGTTTGCACCATTCTAAAGCCCCGCGAGTTTCCGTGTGCCCTGGAGCATAAGCATGAAAGCGAAGGATAAATGGTTTAATGAGAAAAACGATATTATTGTGGAGGATTTGGACTTACTTATGGATGTAGCAGAAACTCCCCAGTTTGGAGAATGCGAAACAGAGACCTTAATATCGTTTTTGTTATGCGAAGCCTTTGAATCAAGATTTAACCCAAGTAGGGCAAGGGCGTTTAGATTAGCGGCAATGATTATTAGCAGAACGATCGGAGAAAAACAATGGGTAGACGAATAACTCAAAGAATATTGGTTTGTGACGGTTGTGGGAAAACACCCGATGATGGTGAGTATTTGTGGGAAATGGCCGGGCAATACCTATGCGAGTTTTGTGTAGATAAGGATGAAGAAACGGAACCGGAAATAAACGAGGAAGATTCATTATGAAAAAAGATGATCCAGATACCTTAAGACGAGCCGCTCTTACAATTCATGAAAAGTATGGCAAGTCTCAACAGCATGCGGTTAATGAATTGCTAGACCTGGCAACTGAAATTGACGGGAAAGGGAGTTATTTGCCTGAGTATTATTATTCCGCATTAGCAAACACAGGGGCTGACGCATAGCGCCGGATTGAATTAGATACCCAGGTTCGATAAGCGATTCAATTTTGATTTTCCTTGTTATATGGTAAGAATATGGACAGAAAAACAAAAGCGAAAATGGTAAGCGAATTCACGTTTGATATATCCGAGATTGAGCACCTAGGCCTTGAAAGTGAGCAATTAGATTTTATGGAAGGCAAAGCCCGTGAAGATTTGCGAATAAACGGACTTCCTTTCATGGGTGGTACTGTGAAAGTTGAATTCGGGTATGACATGCGGCCAACCATAATGACTATATCCATATAACAGGAGTAGAAGATGATAAAAATTGTGGTCCCAATATCTGGTGGTAAAGATTCCCAGGCATGTCTAAAATTAGCTCTTAAGCAATATGACAAGAATGAAGTCATTGGTGTGTTTTTCGATACCAAATTCGAACACCCGCTTACATACCTCCACATCGATTTTATGCGTGAATACTACGGCGTAAAAATTCACAGAGTTTGTTACGGTTCTGTCCCTGAGCAGGTTTTAAAAAATAAACGTTTTCCTAATGGGGGAGCTAGATTTTGCACTGATCGTTTAAAGCTACGTCCGAGTCGTGATTTTTATAAAAAACTTTCAGAGGATCAAGGCGGTTTTGAAGTTTGGTTAGGGATGCGTTCAGACGAGTCGAGACAAAGGCGAAAACGATATGAAGATATGGTAGACGATGAATTATACCCACCCCACGAGGTTCTTAAGTCCTATCCAAAATATTTGTCAAAAAACGGCGTGTTTTTTAAACTGCCGATTTTGAATTGGACATACGCTGAGGTCATTCACTACCTTGAAGGCAAGGAAAACCCACTATATAAAAAAGGGTGCAAGCGTGTCGGATGTTTCCCATGTCTAGCATCCATAGACAAGAGTAAGGAGTTCGATTTTGCTCTCGATAACTTCGGTATTTACCAACGAAAAATCGTTGACGATTTGGAGAAAAAAATAGGCGTTTCAGTCTGGACTAGCAAAAGCGGGGCGATAAGAAACAACGAAGCGCAACAAAATGTTTTTTCAGGTTGCGCGATTTGTGCAATATAACGCCTATAGTTCTTAATTTAGAGATATTACGATGCTAAAGTTTTTTAAAAAATTGTTTTGTCTTTGCATAACGCATATCCTTGTTTTGTTCCTTTTGAAAGGCCCCTCATTTCTGTTGCTTGTGGCTATCTTCACACATTGGCTCTGGATTTCGATCAGCAACTTTG